AATGCAATTCACGAAGGCAATTTTGAAGTTGCCGGATTTGAAATGATGGATTCGAAGTGGGCACGGCAAGTCGGCGGACGGGCCAAGAAACTTTCAGACGCAATGAAAGCAGGGGAGTTCTGATGAATTTAAAAATTATAAATTATCTTGAACCAAAAAAACTAGGTTCGGGTGCTAAGACTGTTGTAGGAACAGACCCCAAAGAAACGAATATCCGAAATAAAAATTACGGCAAGTCCGTCAGCACTCGCAAAGCCTCTTCTAGTGCAGAAAAAAGCTGGTATGAAAAAGGCTTGGAAATTGTAGGACTAGACTGATGCCCTTGACAGCCAAAGGCCAAAAAATCATGTCTTCAATGAAACGAACCTATGGGGGTAAGAAGGGTGAACAAGTCTTCTACGCAACAGCCAACGCCGGGAAACTTAAAGGTGTGGAGAAAAAGCAAGAACTCAAGAAAGGTGGCGGGGTTAGAAAAACTAGCAAACCGTCGCAGTCTAAAGCGAAGAGCAAAAGTCGAGTTAATGAAGCTGGCAACTATACTAAGCCCTCATTAAGAAAAAGACTATTCAATCAAATCAAAGCTGGCGGTAAGGGTGGTAAGCCGGGGCAGTGGTCAGCCCGTAAAGCCCAAATGTTAGCAGCCGCTTATAAAAAAGCTGGCGGTGGATACCGTGATTGAATTCATACTTGTTGTATACATGAATACACAAGTAATTAATCAAACCCAACGATTTGCAGACATCGACAGGTGTTTGTACTTTGCAAATAGATTGTCACAACAAAGGTCGGTTCCCAACCCCGACGGTGGCACATCAAAAATGACAGCCATATGCAAACCAACGAACAAATGAGGCAACCGAATGATAGCAGAAACCCTTGCGGGTATCGCACTGGTGAAGAGTGCCGTAGATGGCATCAAGTCTGCAATTGGAACAGCAAAAGACGTAGGAGAAATTGCGGGGCACATTGATAACCTGTTAACTGGCGAAAAACAGGTTCAGCAACAACGGGCACGTAAATCTGGCGTTAGCTTGGGGGACCAGTTCGGAATCAAGTCGGTTGCACAAGAAGTCATCGATGCACGACTCGCCCAAGAACAGGTTCAAGAAATGCGAACCATGATTGATATGCGGTTCGGCCCCGGTACTTGGCAATCAATAGTTGACGAACGTGCACGACGCATACAAGAAGCAAAGGAAGCCGAACGCAAGGCCAAGATGGAAGCCCAACGTGCCCACGACGAAATGATGGAAGGTCTGAAGAATTCCATGTTGGTTGGTTTGGTTGTAGCAATTGGGATGGCTTTGTTCTTTGCATTCATCATCTTCCTTCCGAAATAGCTTGACTAATTTAAAATTTTAGTCTATAATAGGTTCGAAGGAGACTGACATGGACAAACTTGCAATAGACGCTCTCCGCCACACTTACGAATCAAAAAAGAAGACAGCAGAATATGTTTTTAAAAACGCTAAAAACGACATTATGGCTATGGACAAGGCTGTTAAAGACTGGTCTGAAGCGCACTACCGCTTATGTGCCCTTGATTGGCTTGAGGATGACTATGACATCAGCCCGTCGCTGTTTGATTAAATACGTTGGTTGGGGTTTGCTGTATTGCGGTAAGCCTTTTTCTGCTATCGGCAGATGGTTTTGGAAAAAGCACAAGCAGGTGCTAGACTTGAACGATGGCTCTTAAAAAACCACAACGTAGCTTAAAGGCTTGGACCAAGCAAAAGTGGAGAACCAAGAGTGGAAAACCATCCACACAAGGACCAAAAGCAACAGGCGAACGCTATCTTCCGGCATCAGCTATTAAAGCCCTTTCGGCAAAGGAATACGCAGCCACCACCCGTGCTAAAAGAAAAGCAACTAAGGCTGGTAAACAAGTCTCAAAGCAGCCAAAACAAATCGCTAAAAAAGTACGTAGTCATAGGAAAGTAAAGTAATATGCCGGTATTAGGAAACAGTAAGTTTTTTACAGAATCTGTAGACCTTACAACTACGTCAGATACAGATATCTATGTTGTACCTAACAATTTTTCATCACACGTGGCGCATCTTTTAATCAGCAACAACGATTCATCTACACGAAATTACACCTTAAAATGGTATCATGCAGATGACACAACAACCCACACAATTCTTTCTAATCACGCTTTAGCGGGGGGTACGTTTGATTCCGTATTTACAGTAGATAAACCTCTGTATCTACATGCGGGTGACAAGCTTATTGTTGCTGCTAACACCGCTAATACTTTAATAGTAACAATTAGTACAGAAGAATTTTACGACCCAAATAGGTAACCCATGAACTACCTTGACCTCATCAATTCTGTTCTTCGTGAAGTCAACGAAGTTGAACTGACCACTCTTGCTTCGGCTCGTGGTATTCAAACTTCCGTAAAAGACTTCATCAACAAATCACAGCGGGACATTATCAACTCTGAAGTTGAATGGCCCTTTACCGTTACAGCAGGTTCGATTACCACGACTGCTGGTACAGCCGAATATACTAAACCAGTAACTGCCAAGACCATTGATTTTGATAGCTTCACGGTTCAAGAATCTGTAAGCACGGCAGAAAAGAAACTAGCTTACATTTCATTCAACGAATACTTAGAAAAGCTTAACGAGGCAGACACCAATCCGACAGGGGGTGGTCAAGCACTACCTCAGTACGTATATTTTACACCAGATGAAAATATTGGTTTATCTCCTGTCCCTGATGCGTCCACCTATACAGTTCGTTACTATTACTACGCGACACATACGGACATGACGCTTGCAACGGATACACCTGTGATACCCGAACGCTTCCACGACGTTATAGTTAATCGCGGACGCTACTACACGCACATGCTTCGTTCGGACACGCAATTCTCCCAGCTTGCATTGCGAGATTACGAACAGGGTTTGAACCGTATGCGTGTTGAACTTATTAACCGTAAGGATTACATGAGGGCCGTATAATGCCAGATACTTCGCTACTCAGCCCCTATGTTGTTCGTTTAGGCGGCGGCTTGGTACTGGATAAGGATACCTTCTCTATTCCCCCCGGTTCTGCCTTGCAGTTACAAAACTTTGAACCGGATATCAATGGTGGCTACCGTCGTCTGAATGGGTTCGATGAATACAACGCAAGCATAGTTCCGCAAACCAGTTCTTCTAGCGAAGCTGTTTTAGGTATCCACGTCTATAAAGACCAAGTTTTAGTTGCACGTGGTGAAAAGGTATTTAAGGGAACGGGTGCTACTACTCTCTTGAATGGGGCTGTTCTGGTAGGGGATACGACTTTAACTGTAGATTCTACTACGGGATTTTCTCCAACAGGTACCTTGCTTATAGGTACAGAACAAATCACCTACACGGGCGTAACAGCCACAACGTTTACAGGCTGTACTCGCGGTGCTAACGGTACAACTGCAGCGGGATATGTTGACAACACACCTGTAGCGCAGTATTGGACAGAAATTGATACAGGCCGCACTTCTGCTGGTCGCTATGATTTTACGAACTTTAATTTTGACAACACGGAAAAGGTTATCTTTTGTGACGGGGCTAACAACGCTTCTTCTTACAACAACACTGCCGTAACTGATTTGAACGCTGCAGGTGCCCCTGCTGACCCCAAATTTGTTGCAATATTCCGTGACCACGTATTCTTCGGTGGTATGTCCACAAATCCGCAAGAGATTGTGTTTACAGCACCGTACGATGAAACAGACTTTAGCACGGCTAACGGCGCAGGGTCTATTCGGTTCGAAAGTGCGGTTCGCAGAATAAAATCGTTTCGTGAACGGCTGTTCGTCTTTTGTGAAGACCAGATATATTTGGTTACAGGTTCATCTATTGCAGACTTTGCGGTTCAACCCGTAACCCGAAACATCGGTTGCGTAGACGGATTCAGCATTCAGGAAATCGGCGGTGACCTTATTTATCTAGCCCCTGACGGTTTGCGAACTGTTGCTGGTACACAAAAGAATGACGATATCGAACTTGGTACTGTGTCAAAGCAAATTCAGCCCCGCTTGGATAACGTTTCTACAGACCGTATTTCGTCCCTTGTTATCCGTAAAAAGAGCCAGTATCGCTTGTTTTTTCCGGGCGATACCCAGCTTGAAAGTTCTGCACCGGGTGTCATAGGCGTAATTAAAGCAGGTGTTGAAGGCGGTATAGGTTGGGAATACTCCGATATTAAAGGTATCAAGCCTTCTTGTTGTGCTACCGGATTTATCAATGGCGTTGAGACTGTACTGCACGGCGGATACGACGGATACGTTTACCAGCAAGAAATAGGCGATACATTTAACGGAACGAACATCCAAGCAATTTATCAAGGCCCAGATTTTACTATGGGTGACGCTGGTATTCGCAAGATGATGCAGCGTATCATCTGGAACTATGATAACGAAGGAAATGTGGATGCTGACTTCCGGGTTCGTTACGATTTTAGTTCATCGGCGGTTCCACAACCCGCACAGTACCCGCTAACTACAGGGGCTGCGATTGCCATCTACGGTAACCCGTCTTCTTTGTATGCAACAGCAGTCTACGGCTCATCAGGCACACCGTTAGTTCGTCAAAGTATAGAAGGTAGTGGCTTTACAGTATCTATTCGCCTAGATGACAAAGATGGGGCAGACCCTATTTCAATCAAAGGATACCAACTGGAATTTACACCGGGTGGAAGGAGATAAAACATGGCAGGTTACACCCGTCAATCCACATTTACAGATGGCGACGTTATCACCGCCGCACATTCGAATGACGAGTTCGACCAGCTAGTTTCGTCGTTTGATAGTGCGACAGGCCACACACACGATGGTACGTCTGCAGAGGGTGCGCCAATCACCGTTGTTGGTCCGGCACAAGACGTAATCGTTAGCGGCACACAGGTACTTCCCAAAACAAACAACACTCTGGATGTTGGTAGTGCAACCTTTAAATTTAAAGACGGTTACTTTGCAGGGGATGTGATTGCGAACAACATTGCATCTACTAGCTACAATTCAGACATCATTCCAGACACCGACGACGCCTACGATTTAGGTAGCGTAACGAACGAGTGGAAAGATTTGTACATCGACGGTGTAGCAAACATTGATAGCCTTGTTGCAGATACCGCTGACATCGATGCAGGTACAATAGATGGTGCAGTAATCGGCGGGACAACCGCTGCTGCAGGTACCTTTACGGACTTGACTGCAACTGGAAACACAGTTCTTGGGGATGCGGCAACCGACACAGTTACTATTACTGCTGACGTAGCCTCTGACATCATTCCTTCTGCTGATGATACCTATGACTTGGGTGCAAGCGGTTCGGAATGGAAAGATATCTATATTGATGGTGTAGCCTACGTTGACAGCATTGCGATGCCAACAACTACCGTCACAGATATTCTAGATGAAGATACCATGTCTTCTGATAGTGCTACTGCGCTGGCTACACAACAGTCAATCAAGGCTTACGTAGATTCTCAAATTACTTCGAACAACGAACTTGACGAACTTACAGATGTGACCATTACAACTGT